CGCGTGTTTTTTTTTTTTTTAATTAATTTGACATAGTCTAACTAACTCGCTGGTTTCAAATTAATTTCTAACTATTTTTTTTACTTTTAACTGGTTAGATAAATGAATATAGTCCCTATGCTTACGATAGTCACACTTATCGGGACTGTATATATGACGTTTCTTAAGCTCATATAGGAGCGGGAACTTATTAAATATCTCCTCAGCTGTAAGCCCTATTCTACGAGACAAATCATTTAACTTACGCTCACCACCTTTTGAATTAACTATAGCATGAATCATCTCACGAGGAGTTTTCACGTGACCAGAAGCAACCAAATTATCATACATATGTTTAGCACAACTGTATGTAATCTCATTAGTGCCATACGACTCCCAAGCATGACCATAAGTTTTCAAAAGAGCACCTAAAAAATTATCTTCTCGATCAACAGTACACATACGAACCAAAGGCTCTAAAAAAGGTTTATATGGAAGAACTGGGGATGCGCCAGGAATTAACTCATCGTTAAGAATAAAATATCGTTTTAAAAATTTTGGTCCACGATAGACACAAGTGCCATCAGACATAGAAAAAATTGATAAAAATCTCGTATATTCTTTGTAATCGCGCAACTCCATATTACAATAACGGAGCAAAAAAACTAGAGAACCCTTCAGCAGAAAGACAACACTTAAGATGCTTAGGAAAACACCAGATGTGATCATCTCCATACACTATAAAGCGAACTAATCCTATAGAAATAGCTTCGTTAATAAAAGGTGCGAAAATGGGATGACGTTCAATAACAAATGACAAATAAAGACAAAAACAAAGTCCCATAATCCAAGAATCACCATGAGATGTTTCTGGGCCTCCAGAATACATAACACCATTAATCAAGCGCCATATATTTCCTACTTGCAACGTAACTTTATGAGTAATATGATACATAACGTACACATACAAACGTCTCATAAAGGCTTTCTGATCATCGTTCATTTTTTTATAATTGTAATATCGACTACCAGCAGCTATATATGTATAAAGCATCCAATCAGTAATATGCTTATCCAAAGCAGTAATATCACCATCCACCCAAATCATATCATCTATATCATAATTCAAAAATTTAGCTATTTCATACCACTGACCATCATAGGCGGAACAACCAATTTTAATTATAGTACCTCGTTCAATAAGCATACGAGACTCATGAAGAACCATAGTAATTAATGAGAAAGGAAGAGAAGGAATAAAAAACTCACGAGCTTTATTTTCTAATTCCAACAAGTCTTTCTCACTCTTATCAAAACCGTAACGCCACTCTGCTTTAACCTTAGTCACATTAAGATGCATATAATCAGGAAATTTACCATCTCGAAGATCGCACATTATACGATGAGCAACACGAACAGCAGGTTCTATCATATAAATCTTTTTACCAGAATTTCTAACATGAACAGTAGAAGTCAAATATTGCAACTTCCCCGTAGAGGTACATATAATTCCTCCAGAAGTATTAAGCTTAATAAGATCCACAAAAAAAGAGGGACTATACATAAAATCACAATGACCAACAAACTGTTCACAACCTAACATTGACTCTAACATTCGAACACTAGACGGTAAAAGCTTTCGAACATGAGTAAAAAAATCTCCTCGCTCAGTACAATTAGAATTAAAAGTGGACAATAATCGATTTTGCTTAATCGGACCAAAATTATTAGTAGTAAAAACAGCTGTACGAATACCTTTAAACCCATTATATACGACATTCGTCATTGTAAGGCGTTCTAAACATTTCGAAACCAATGATCCTACAAGGGGAGTAGGCTTAATGCCTAAAATATTGGTGAATAAAAATTTATCCAAATTTTCAACATACGGTTTATACTCATAAAATGGTTCTATTTGAGTAGATTTAACACCGTTAGAATGGTAAGAAACCGCTTGTATGGCAACTTGACTAGCGCTAATATAATATTCACGATAAAAATCAGCCCAACCTTCCCAATGTAAAGCTTTACGCTTAACAAGGTCTTTATTAACAAGAATATAACGCAAAATAACTTCAGCGAAAACATGCGCGTACATATCCCTATCATTTCGATACTCATGAACACAAAGTTCTATCGGCTCAAAATTCTCAAGTCTACTAGTAATTCTACACTTACAAAAAGAATCATGCTTTTCGCATTGAAGAC